AGATTTGGAAAGACCCATCCTTGGGTAACAGAAGATGGTATCTACGACTCTCGCAAAGTTAGTTGTAGGTACCATATTGTCAATGGCAGAGCAATTAGGGTATACTCGAAGATATGGGTAGATATGAATGATCCAAAAGAGGATCCTCAATACATGTTACCATTTGGTCATTATCCCGACCTTCCAGAAAAACCTAAAAAGTGAGAAAGTATATGGATTCAATTTCAGTTAATTATAGTGGTGCAGACAGTGACGTTATTTATCTCAATTGGCCAGAAGAAAAGACTAACGACCTTGACTCTTTTATCATCTTAGGGGAAGGTAACGATGGTGTTGAGTCTTCACAAATAAGTTCATTTTGGTCAGGTCTATCATCTCCTAAATGGAATGCTTATAAAGAAAGTAAGAAACTAGTGGAAGAAGCTCCTTATCATCCAGGTTATGAAGGTGCAGTATTTAATGACTTTGCTAAACCTATAAGCGAAAAGATCAAAGAACGATTGCTAAAATCTTCTAAGAGATTCAATGCAAATGACAATATCTCTGAATTCATTAAAGATGGAGAGATTGAGTTACTTGTTGATGAACTAACTGGCAAGTTTGCAAGTGTATTAGATACTCTCGTTATTGATCGTCAAAATGATCCAAACAGTCATGATACAGCAAAGCGTTTAGCAAAGATGTATATTTATGAGCTGATGGACGGTCGTTACACAAAGCGTCCTGACGCCACATCATTTCCTAATGAGGGTTCAGATCGATTTGAAGGAATGTTGTGTGTAAGAGCAGAACTAACATCAATGTGTTCTCATCACCATCAACCAGTACGTGGAATTGCAGTGATTGGTATTATTCCAACAGGAAGGGTGATTGGTTTATCAAAGTATGTTAGAATTGCTCAGTGGTGTGCAAGACGTGGTCAGTTGCAAGAAGATCTTGTAAATCAAATTGCTAAAGAGATTATGCATGCAACTGATACCGAGAATGTTGCTGTGTACATTCAAGCTACACATGGTTGTATGGAGAATCGTGGCGTAGAGGCTCATTCGAGCTTAACACAGACATCAGTAGTTCATGGTCTTTTTCATAATGATTCAGTGAAAGCGGAGTTTTTCAATAATGTTAAATTACAACTCAATAAGTGAAGTGAATAAGCGTCTAACAGAACTTTGGACAGACTCGCTAGAGGAAGCATATGGTGAGTCAGGTGCTAAAGGAAGAGAAGGAGAACTTTTTGTCCTTGAAGCTGTAAAGAGCTGGGGTTGGGAAGTAAAGGACAACGAATCAGATTTTAATCAACAAGTAGCTGGTCAAGATATTTGGATTAAAAAACCCACATGGAAAAATTTTTATAGTATTGATGTAAAAGCTAACTTAGATAAGTATGGTAGTTTTTATGTTTATCCAGACCAATGGTTGAATCCTAAGAAAAAGAATCATAGATTTTGGCATGTCAATGTTGAGACTGGATGGATGGCATGGTATGATAGAGTTCAAATGCAAACTTATCTTAAGACTCTGACATCCAACGAAAGAATTAGAATTGGAATAAGAGATAATATTCCTGTTGACATTACAAGGGCACGTTATGGAAAATAAAAGTTTTATTTGGGTAACCTTTCAGAAGGAGGGTATTCACAAGTATCCAGCAGCAGCTACAGACCCTAAACTTGCTACTGGTGATTGGTTGGATGTCAGTTTCCTAGGAACTCCACATAGACACATTTTCCATTTCCGTGTAGAGATGGAAGTTTTTCATGACGATAGAGATGTAGAATTTATTCAGGCAAAGCGAATCATGGAAAGGTGGTTTAATGATGGAACACTTCAGCTCGATTATAAATCATGTGAGATGATGGCTAGAGATTTGCATAAGCAATGCGCAGAAACATGGCCAGACCGTGACTATGTTATTGAAGTCTCTGAAGATGGCGAAAACGGTTGTAGAATTTATTTCTTGAGGTAATTAATGATTAACTTTTGTCACATATCTCCTATTCATTACTTAGAGACATTCTCGCATCTTAACGGTGCTCATTTAATTCTTGCTCATCTTGTTGAAGAGGATGCAGATTATCGCACTTTTTATCGTAACTTAAACGATGGTAAACCTAAGATCATGGACAACTCTGCTTTTGAGATGTTTAAACTTGGTGAGCCAATGTATCCTTCAGAAAAGCTAATCGAACTTGGTAAAGAAGTAAATGCTGAATACATCGTAATGACCGATTATCCAAAGGAACATTGGAGAAAGACGATGGAGAAGGCTATAGATATGATTGATCCAATTAAAAAAGCTGGATTCAAGACATTCTATTGTCCTCAGAGTGAGATGGGAGATATGGACGGGTTAATGCTATCTATCGAATGGGGGTTAGATAACAAAGACATTGATCTTATTGGATTATCTATCCTTTCGTGTCCGATTGCTTGTGGTATTAATGAAACTAAACATAGTGATGGGACGAGAGATGATGCATATAAGATGCAACGTTTCTTGTCTCGTTGGACTGTGTTTAAAGAGATGGAAAAGAGAAATCTATTTTCTAAAGTTCATGGTCCTAAGTTTCATTGTCTTGGAATGGTTGATGGTCCTAAAGAGATTGAGTTATTAGAAGAATATCATTGGACTATTTTTAGTTGGGATTCGAGTGCAGCGATATGGGCTGGATTAAATGGAATTAGGTTTGATGATTCACCTACTGGTCTTCGTTATGGAAAGTTTGAGAAAGAAGTAAACTTTCATTTGAACCATGCTTCGTTGCAACAACTAAACAATGCATTGTATAATTGCAACTTCATTAACAAACTAATTGACTAATTATGAAAACTATTAAATACAAATATCAAGAAGATGTTACCTTCGATAAGATTAAAAAGTATATCGATAGTACATATGGTGCTCATTATGTTAATGATGGGTTGCAAGTTATCGATGTATGGGAATCTAGAGGAACACTGATGTCTACTGCTACAGATACTGCAATTAAGTATTTGATGAGGTTTGGCAAGAAAGATGGAATGAATGAGAAGGATTTGCTTAAAGCAATTCACTACATCATGTTAATGTTATATGAACTAGAGAAGAAAAAAGGAGATGCGGTCAATGAAACATATATTGGGACCAACGAGTAAATCGACACTGACAGAAGTAAAAGAAGGTGATAGCCAACCAAATGCAGTAGACTTAAGACTAGGTAAAGTTTTTAGAATATGTCCTAATAACTTTTGGGTATCTAATACAGAAAAGAAACATCGTAATTCAATAGAACTAAAACCAGGGAAAGATGGGTATTATGAGCTTACACCAGGACACTACGAAGTCGTCATGGAAAACATTATTCATGTCGGCGAGGGAGAGGCTGGTTGGGTTATTACTCGCTCTACTCTTAATCGTAATGGATGTTTCCTTACTTCTGGCTTATACGATACTGGGTATCACGGGGTTATGGCTGCTGTTCTCCACGTAAATGTAGCCAATGCTTACATTAGGCAAGGTACTCGTATTGGTCAATATTTGAGCTTTAATGCAGAGAGTTTATCATCATATGATGGTGATTACGGTGTAGGTAAAAAACACGATTCCAAGTATACCAAATAATGAAAGTAGCTATAGTTACTGATACGCATTTCGGTGCAAGGTCAGATTCTATTCCTTTTGATAACTTCTTTAGGAAGTTCTATGAGGAATGTTTTTGGCCTAAGATTGATCAACTTGGAATTGATACTGTTTTGCATCTTGGCGATTGCTTTGATCGTAGAAAGTATATTAACTTTAATACTTTAAAGAACTGTAGGGAATACTTCTTTGATGAGGCTAAACGTCGTAATATAAAGCTAATAATGATTGCAGGTAATCATGACACTTTTTTCAAAAATACTAACGACGTTAATAGCCCTGGCCTTTTACTCCGCGATTATAGTAATGTCGTTTGTTATACTGCTCCTGTGGACTATAATTTAGGAGGAACATCTGTCTTATTGATGCCATGGATATGTACCGAAAATTATCAAGAATCAATGGAAGCATTGAAGATAACGAATTCTAAGTATGTATTTGGTCATTTTGAAATTGCTGGGTTCCAAATGTATAAAGGACAGGTTAACGAACATGGGTTGGAAAGCAATATTTTTGATCGGTTTGATTCTGTCTACAGTGGTCATTTTCATCATAGGTCCAATAAAGGTAACATCACCTACCTCGGAAATCCATATGAGATCACATGGGCAGATTTCGAAGATCCAAGAGGGTTTCATATTTGGGAAAGTAATGATGGTAGTATAGAGTTTATAGTTAATCCGTTCACGATGTTTGTTAAGTATTATTACAATGATAGTGAACTAGATCCAGCAGGTATAGACACATCATTTGCTGAAAATAAGAATGTTAAGTTGATTGTAGTTAATAAGACAGACTTCAAAGCATTTGATGCATTCATCGATAGACTT